GTATTTGATGACGGGTATTCGGGTGAAGGTGGACGCAGGCGATACAGGATATCGCCAGTGGACTCTGACACAAAGGCTACGCTCTTGTTGAGGCGGAAGTATGTCCCCGTATCAACAGATGACAATGATTTGGTGTATATACCGAACGAATCTACCATCATAAAACACGGCCTCCTGGGTAAGCTGGCAGAAGACAACGCCGATATACAAAGGGCTGAGTATCATTGGCAGACTTGCCAAAAGCTCCTTGAAGCTGACATTGACTCCTATAGAGGTGGAGCAAGACCAAAAGTCACTATCGCACCCGAAGGAGTAGGCAGCGGTATGAGGGGCATGTATTAATTTTAAACAAACAAGATAATTAGCTATGGCTACAAACAACATTGAAAAACAATCCTTCGGTCAGGCCGGAGCAGTATTTGAATCAGGAACAACCCCGATTGCGGGTGACTTTTGTGCTATACTTGTTGTAGAGGCGGCTGTATTCGATACCCTTACTTGGCATGAATTAAGTGGCGATGCACTTACAGGTGTAACCATCCCCGCAGGTATCACTATATATGGGCAGATAACCGGATTTGAGTTAGACTCTGGTAAGGTTCTAGCTTACAAAGCCGCCTAAAGAACAATGGCTCTTGGAGCAGGATTATCAACGAGGGCTGTCGTTAAGCCACAAGGTCGTTTCCGCACAAGGTGGGTGGTAACTGACGGTTTTGCCAAAACGATCTACCTTCCGTTAAGATACGATGGGACACATGATTTTACTGTAGACTGGGGTGATGGAACCACTGAGCGTATAACGAATGCGTCCAATACAAGTGGCGATGGCCCTTGGATAACAAATTATTCCACCTTCGGTGGCTTTTTCGCAGGCGTTGGATGGAAACACGTTTATTCCTCTGCGGGAACTTATTATGTAACTATCACAGGCAAACTAGAAGGGTGGGGTATAGATGATAATGCAACTATAAAGGGTTCTTTTGCTCAACTTGCGGAGGTTTATGAGTGGGGGCCACTTGAATTAGGGGGAGGGTCTGACGATATAAAGCATTTCTACCCATGCCCTAACATGGTATGGTCAGCAACAGACCGCCTTAATTTGGGGAACTGCACAAATCTATATCAGACTTTTGGGGGGTGTGCAAGTTTAGGTAGTAATGGGTTTGTAAATATGAACACTTCGGCAGTAACTGATTTCGCGTTGATGTTCTATGGGTGTGATAATTTTAACATGGATTTTTCCCCAGAGTTTTCTACTGAATCCCTCGCAGGAGGAGGAGGAGCAGGTCTTTATGCATTTCTAGGGACATCCTCTACGGGTAGTTTTACGAAGTCCTTTCCCGATGCTTTTATGGCGCATTGCAACAGGAATACGGACTTCGGTTTTTTTCTGCAAAATCAAGTAAGTTATAACAACTCGCAGATATCAAATTTAAATACTTCCAATACGACTAATGCCGCGAAAATGTTCGAGGGTTGCACTGCGTTTAATCAAAATATTAGCGGTTGGGATGTTTCTCTTTTAACTAACGCAACCAGCATGTTTCAGGGTTGCACTGCGTTTAATCAAAATATTAGCGGTTGGGATGTTTCTCTTTTAACTGACGCAACCAGCTTTATGGAAGACTGCGATAATTATTCTACGGCTAATTATGACGCACTCCTAACAGCTTGGAACGCCCAAAACGTGAGTGATGACGTGACTATACACTTTGGAGATCAGACTAAGTATACGGGGGGAGGTTCAGCGGCATCAGCTAGAGCGGATTTAGTGTCCTCCCATAACTGGAGTATAACCGATGGAGGGACAGCATGACAAACATAACAAATAGTTCTGAGTGGGTAATATCTACAAACGATGGCGTAATATTTTCAGGGGTTGTGCAACTTACACCGGATAGCCATCATTCTACTAGCCACACTTATGTGTTTACAGCCGACACAGAAGATGAGCTAATGGAAAAAGTTTTTGTTAATCCTGAACGCGAAGAATTAGAGTTGCCATACACGGAACCCCAGTATGTCATCGAAAATTTAACGCCCAAACCGTTGCCATGAACACCGGAGAGATCATAACCAAGGGGACTACAGGGATTGCTGGCTCAGTTGTGGCGGTTCTCTCACCTTACCAAGAACAGATGGAATGGGCAATTCAAATTTTGGGAGGTCTTTTAGGAATTGCAGTGGCTGTTGTTTCGCTGTATCATCTACTAAAGAACAAAAATAAAAAATGAGTAAAGAAGCTATTTTAGGAATCGTCCGTCACATCCTCACCTTCGGGGGAGGCTTTATGACTCAGGCCGGAATCGCATCCGATGATCAGGTTACAACTGGTGTATCTGCAATTGTGACTCTTGTCGGACTTGTCTGGTCTGTCCTTAACAAGAAGAAGTGAAGTTCTTCCGGCTGTTAACCGCCGCGCTGGAGGCTTACGTCGCGTATGCGAAGTGGCGGCAAAGAACCTACGTTTATGATCTGGAAGATACTATTGATAATCTGGCTTCCGACGGTAGTCCTGCTTCAAAGTTGCGTATTGAGAGACTCGCAAAGAGGCTTGAACGAGAGCGCACTTTATGACCCGCCAACGGTGACCCTGATTGATGGGGTCACCTATCCTTTTGAAGAAGGAACCCTACAGGGACGAGGGCAGAAGTTTCACTCAGACTACTCATACCGCAGGGCTATAATCATAGGGGGAGGCAAATGATCCTCCGTTTCATCAATACCCTGATCATCCTTTTGATAATCATCTTGGCAATAGCCGCTTTATTTATCGTCCCATTAACCTCAATACTATTTGGAATAGGCCCAGCATGATAGCACTTTGTGTAGGACACAGCCGACAAGGAGATAGCGGAGCCGCGTCTGTTGATGGGACGGTCGAGTATGACTACAACTGCGACTTAGCCTATTTAATTTCAGAAAAAATACGCCAAGAAACCCACATCTATAATTCTTATGAGGGGAACGGTTATACGAGTTCGATGCGCTGGCTGGCAAAAAAGCTCAAGGAAGACGGGGTTACCTTTGCGGTAGAGCTTCACTTCAACGCCGCCAGCCCTAGCGCGACTGGACATGAGTGGCTTTATTGGCAGACTAGCCAGAACGGGAGGCTACTCGCTCGCTCCTTGCGTGATTCGATGGAAGATGCTTTCCCTGATTTTACCAGTAGGGGCATCAAGTCGCGGGGGAAAGGAAGTAGAGGTGCTTCGTTTCTCCGAATGACGCACTGCCCCGCAGTTATCGCAGAGCCGTTCTTCGGAACCAACGAGATGGACTGGGATTTAGCAACCACGCATATGAATGGAGTAGCCCACGCTATTGCTGGGGGTTTAGTCCTTTATGATGAATTAGCTAGTCAATGGACTTAATAGATGAAGTTTCCAAAAACAGTGAACATAGCTGGGCGGCGTATCCGCTTAGTTGTTGAGCCGTTTAAGGGGATTGATAGTGATACCTTTGGTGAGTATTTCCACGACGATAAGCTGATTCAAATTAATACTGGGCTATCTGACAAGGATGCCTTGGAGACGTTACGTCACGAAATGATGGAGGCTTCCTTGTTATTGAGTGGTGTGGGGTATTCGGAGCGTTATGAGCAGGAGGCGGTTGTTCGTTGCATGGAGGAAATATTTTTCCCTGCGTGGGACGTTGCCTTGAAAAGGATAGAACGTAAGACGTTTTAAATTCGCTATGAGCCGTACACGAAAATCTAAGCGGTTCAAAGAGAGGGATGATTATGTTCTATATACCTTTACGGGGGATGATATCGCCTTAGCCCATGAGCGTTCATGTGCAATGGGCATTTTACCTTCTTCCTACACCCATGGACATGGACGAATTACGGGATGCCTTGGCGAGATCGCCGTTAATCATTTTCTTCCGCGTAGTCGATATGTGGGAGATGAGGTATTCACCCACGACATTACATTCAGGAAACATAAAGTGGAGGTGAAGTCCAAAATTTGTAGTGGATGCCCTAAGAATACTTTCAGTGCATTTTTGAATGGGAAGAAAGACATCGAGTATGACCACGATGTAGTTGTGTTTACACGAGTGCGCCGTGACCTCGTCTTCGCTTATATTGTTGGGTGGCTTCCCACACCTACCTTTTTTGACGAAGCTACTTTTTATAATAAAGGAGATACTGATGCTACGGGTTTCTCCTTTATGTCTTCCGGCTACCAAATTCCGATTAGTGAATTAAACCACCCTCGTGACCTAAAATCCATTTAGGCATCTTCAGGGGTAGAGACGTAAAAAGGAAATCCCTCTCCCAGCGTTCCTGCTACGTTGAACCAGAAATACTCTGAAGCCTCGTCGTAAGGCATTTCTTTAGCTAGTTTGTTTATACACTTTTCGATGGAGTATACAGCGCGTGGGGGGTCTTCCTCTGTAGCTAGCCCT